AGTAGAGAGAGAGATTCAATATCACAAAGGCAAGATTAAATATTCCGCAGAATGCCTAGAAAAACTAGAACAGCAGCTCAAAAACAATAAGCTCGAAGGGGATTGATCATGATGATATTTAATGTCGCTGATTTAAGGAAATTAATTCAAGACCTTGACGACGATACTATTATCCAGATAGACGATGGTAAAGTTTATAGCGGTATAGACAATGCTAGAGTTTTACACAATACAAGATCGGATAGGAGCAAAGTTCTTAGTTTGCACACGCAAAGATTATTTTTAAAATAAGAAAGGGAGAAAACGATGGTCAAGAGTAAGCAGATAAGTCTTGTAGAAGCGTTAGTCGCAACATCTAGTCTTTCGTCAGCACTATATATTCTGTATTGGAATTTAGATTTGAATGCTAAGGCATTGCGTGAGTTAGGAGAATAGAAATGGCTGCTAAAAAATCAAGAGCTGATCAAAAAATACTGTTTCTGGTTTGGGGGTTTATTGTAGGGTCTGGTTTTTTTACTGGGTTTATGTATATCACAGTCGGTGACTATTGGGAGATTAAAGCGTCTGTTGAGTGTCATCAAAAAACAGAAAACTAACGATTATATATAGGAGAACATTATGAATACCATTTCAATAAGCGTTACAGGCTCAACACAAATAGGCAAAAGCTCAATATTGAGAGAAATCAAAGATCATCTTGAATCGTTAAATTTAGCTGTTGTGTACTCCAACCCAGAGCATAGAAACAACCCACCAGCCGATTTTAAAGATTCTGCGCACCATGAAAAACCGAACCCAAGTAATGTGGTTATTGTTTTAACAGAAAACATACAATAACTATCAAAAAGGCCACTCTAACGATTATATATAGGAGAGCATAAACATGATCCCATCTAGAAATAAAGGATACATAAATATTTGGCCGATAGTCATTATTATCGCTGTAGTTTGCGGCGTACTCGGCTGGGCTGTAATTGAAGGCGCTATATGGGCATTTCAAAACGTAAGTATTCATATTAACTAACGATTATATATAACCCAACTGGAGAATAGAAATGCAAAATCCATTTTCAGTCAATTATGACCTAAATGACGCCCTTACATTCGACGCTTTTGAAGGCGACTTTGGTTACGGTGATGAATGCACAATTAAAAATAAAATCGTTAAGGCAAGAAAGGAGCACAAGTGCCATAACTGTAATGAAAAAATATTGAAAGGTGAAAAAAACAGAAACATGGTTGAAAAAGTTAATGGAGAGCTAATGACTTTCCGCTGGTGCGCACTGTGCTGCGTAGCGATGATTTGCGACGAAGAATCTGGCGGCGCGAGCTTTGATCAGCGTAGCAGACTTAACCCAACTGGAAAATAGAAATGGCAAATCAATACGGGATTTATCATGAAATTAATCACATAGAAAGGTGCTTCGATGCGTATGTAGTAAGTGAAGTAGAGAGAGAGATTCAATATCACAAAGGCAAGATTAAATATTCCGCAGAATGCCTAGAAAAACTAGAACAGCAGCTCAAAAACAATGTGTGAATTACGGGAGGATTTATGAAGATACATAAAGCAGACAGACAAAAAGTAAATAGGTATGTTGGATTTGGTCAGTATGAAGATGTACCTGCGCCATTGTGTGTAGGAGCAAAAGCTGTGTATGACGGGAAGTCTTTTTTAATACACAGGCTAAAAACCAAAGTAACTTGCAAGCATTGTTTGAGAAAGCTAGACGCATAACCCCGCTATAAGCGGTTTAGAATGAGGAGGAACGACGAATGAACAATCCGAAAGAGGAAGAAGAAAATGAATAAGTCAAAGATTAAAATGTTTTTTCTTGGGTTGCAGAAGGAGGAGTTATTATGAATACATCATCCCCCCAATTTACAGAACAAGACGTTTTATTTTCGTTCTCTGAAGAGGAAAATCGTGATGCTGCAACGCTTGAAATTTATCTGAAGCAATACCCCGAGTATCGAGAAGCGTTAGTTGCTTTATCTGTTGAGTTAATGGTATCTCCTGTTGACGAAACAGTTCAAGAAGCGAACGTTGTCTCGGAAGAGAGCATTGGGAATGTCTGGTCCAAATTTCAATCCCTATTGAATCCATCAGATCCTGTCTCAATTAGGAGTTCTAGTGTAGAGAATCCCTTGGCAAATTCACCTTATTATTTCACCAGTATACATACCTGCGATGATACTGTGGGAAGAAAGAGATGACATTAAAGATTATTATTCTCAGTGCTTTCGAGCAATAACATTTAAGGAAATGTAATGTGGGTATTTAGATTAAGCAAGCCAGCTAATGATGCAGCGTTCGATACTCTTGGAAGCGCACAGCGTTATATGTCGGTTTTTGTACCAGAAACAATGGAAGAGAGCCGAGAAGCAAAACAAGTTTTAAAATCAATTAAAAACCTACTTAAAGAAGTACACAACAGAGAAAGGGGAAGCAATGAATAAGTCAGAAAGTATAAGTAATTTAGCAAAAGCATTATGTAAAGCGCAGAATGAAATGGGCGGTGCTGTTAAAGATTCAAAGAATCCGTTTTTTAAATCTAACTATGCTGATCTTACTAGCGTGATCAAGGCAATCAAAGAGCCATTCTATAACAATGGCCTATCTTACTCGCAGTTTCCTATTACATCTGAAGGCGGTAGTGGAATAGGTGTGGTAACTGTACTTATGCACTCTTCAGGCGAATGGCTAGAGTCAGAGTTCTATTTGCCGATGGCTAAGAAAGACGCGCAAGGGGGTGCTCAATGTGTGACCTATGCTCGTCGTTATTCTTTGCAATCCATGGCGGGAATTCCATCGGCAGATGACGATGCAGAGGCTGCGATGATGCGGGGAAAGTCACCGGCGAAGTCAAAGGAGCAACTGTACGTACAGGAGAGAACAAAAGAGCAACTGTGTGGGTTAGCGGTGGATCTCCATTATGATTCTTTACAGTTTATACGCAGAATGCTTATCGAGCCTACAAGCGATAATATAGCGTTAGCTAAAGAAGCCTTTGGCGAGATACCAGAAGAAGATCAACGCGCTATGTGGGTAGCACCAAGCAAGTGTGAAACAGCATTTTTTACAACCGAAGAACGAAAGTTACTAAAAGGGGCATAAACAATGATTAAATTAAGCTATGAAGTACCAGAAGGTGCAGAGGAATATACAGCAACAAGGTCTCTTGATATGACCATTGACAGTGAGCAACCTGTATATGACATTATTGAAGCGTTTAGTGATTTCTTAAAAGCTAGTGGTTATATGTTTAATGGTCGAATTGAGCTGATCTCTGAAGAAGAAGCTAAAACTGAAGATCAGATTATACTTAACAATTGCTCGACGCTTTAAGTGCTGATGTTGAAGCCTTGAGAGCTGATACGTTTTGAAGTTGTCAGACGGTATGGAGAAGCAGGTAAGACGTTTACTTGATCACACTGAGCTAACTTATACAGAGATAGCTGAGGCGGTCAAGCTGAACAGGAGGGACGTTGAGAGGTATGCAAGGCAGCACTTTGACGACGAGATGTCACTGTCTGACGACGAGCTGGCTTGCAGCAACATAACCGAAGGCTTTAAGAATTATTTAAACAGAAAGGATAGAAGATAATGAGTAGTACTGAGTATGTTCGTAAGTTTAGAGCCAAGAAAAAAGAGCAGGGTCTTGCAGAGGTTAGAGGTATCTATCTGCCAAAGGAAGCCCACATTGACGTTAAGAAGTACGCCAAGAAAGTAGAGAATAGGATAAATAAAAATGGATAAAATGCAGTGCTTTGAGTTTTTTGTTGTGGTACTATTCTGTTACGCGTTATATCAACTATTTACTTTATAAAGGGACATGAAAATGAAAGATGAAACAGCAGGTTATTTAGCAATTGCAACAGTCGTTACTTGTTTAGGTGCATGGATAACTCACATTATTCATTGTCTAGTTACGGCTAAATACTTACTACTGATTGCTGGCGGGTTCTTTTTCCCCATTGGCATGATTCATGGGTTTGGTATTTGGTTCGGAGTAAATTGGTAATGGGGACTAAGGGTATTGATCAGCGCCCTTATGATCGAGAAAAGTTCAATAATAATTTTGATTCTATTTTCGGTAAGAAAGAAAAGAAAAAAGAAGAGGTTAAGAATGGAAAGTCCGATAGAGATGAAAATAATAAAGATAGAAAATGAAAACTTTTATGTTTTATCTTTAATGATTGAGGGCGCTTCAACACTTTACGAGATGGGTTCATTAAAGAATTTAATGGCTTTTCATGCCGTTATAGCCGAAGTGTCAAAAACTATTTTAGACGAAAGTTTGAAACTTAAAGGTACTAAAAAAAAGGAGATGCACTAATGTTTCAAGAGCTTAAACAAATAAACGAAGAAGCTGATGCTCGCAGAGAAGAAGAAGAAAAGTTAAGCCAGTGTGAAAGGCTGCAAGTAGCGCTAGAAAATGGTGAGATGCTTACAAGAATGTCTTGCCTAAATGATCATGGGATTATGAATCCTACAGCAAGAATATCAGAGTTAAGAAGTATGGGCTTGCCAGTTGTTACTCGAATGGTCGGCGTTAGAAATAGATGGGACACAAAAGTTAAGGTCGCTCAGTGGTTTTTACCTGATCAGGACAAGCCATTAGCACCAACTAGAAAAAACCGAAGATAAGCTCGTCCTTCGCGCCGCCGCTGGTCGGTTTAGCTTATCTACCAGCACCTTAATTAACTTAAAACTACTCTTAAATTTGAGAGTTATTTTCCACCTAGACTAAAGAGAGATAATATGGAATACAACGACGATAACAAAGGCGCATTATGGCCAGCTAAAGATAGAGCTTCTGATAAGCACCCGCACTTTACTGGTAAGGCGATGGTAGGTGGTGTTGAATACTACGTGTCAGGTTGGAAGCGCGACCCAAACGGCAATCCTAAAGCGCCAAGTGTGAAGTTTAGCTTTAAAGCAGTCGATGAAGTAAAGGCTAATGCGTTCCAAGGTCAGCAACAGCAACAACCGCAGCAACAGCAGCAACCGCAACAGGCTGCACCGATTGACTTTGATGACGATATTCCATTCTAGGAAGTGTGCATGGGTATTGCATTAGGTTAAAAATCTAATGTAATACCTCCCAAAATTGGAGGATTTTATGCAGTACACCGCTCAAGCGACAACAACAGCAAGTGGTAGTCAAACAAGCACAATAACCGAGTTAGGAGTTGATAACGGGGGCGTAAGCGAAAGGTTTAACCCGTGGGATATACAGACTTCAATGTTTGGTAATAAATTAAGACTGTCTGAAGTGCGAGACAATATAAACAACACTCATAGAGTAAACGCTTTTGGCACGCTGGCCATGTTTGCACTACGCAACGGATTTGATGAAGTTGATATATGTAGGATGGCCGATAACAAAAAGAATATCTGTTACGACCTGTATGTTGGCGATTACGTCTTTAGAAAGTTAAACGAAAGGCATTACAAACGTAAAGTAAAAAAGGTGAGAAAAGGTGCGTGAATTTATAGTTATACCAGCAAAGCCCGACTCTGTAGATGATTTTCTGAGGTCTATTAGTGAGTTGATAGATAAAAAAGAAGCGTTTAAGGTTAAGGTAACAGGCATGTCGAACAGGTCATTATCGCAAAGCGCCCTACTCCACATCTGGGTTAGAGAGTACGCTGCTTGGAGGTTTAAAGTTCCGCTTAAAAGTATTCAAAAGTCGGATGTTGATGACGCCAAGATAATCTTAAAGCAAGCCGCTTATAACAATGCAGACTACAGATGGCTGTGTAAAAGAGTAACAAACCATGACACAGGGATTAGCGCCTTAGTGTTAAAAAGTACAAGTGAATACGATAAAGGGGAAATGTTTATGTTTATGGAGTTCGTACAGGCATTTGCAGCGCAGCAAGGCGTTGTTCTTGAAACTTTGGGTGAGTTCGGGAGATTAAAAGATGAAACAAACGTCTAGGCAGTGGCATGACAACTATAAAGATTTGTGCGAGATACGCTACCAACTGCACATAGCCTTTAAAACATATATTAGAGAAGAAGACTTCAAGTTTGTACAAGAGGCTCTAAGACTTTTAGATCAGCATATCTGGACTGAATACAAATACGGAGAGCCACAAAAATACGACACTTGTGACAAGCAGCTCACCTAATAAGTCCAAAGCACGGGGACAGTCTTGCGTATATCTACGTGTACAAAAGTCTTGGCGATACCAATACCACTAAACCCTAACTCGAACGCTAGTTTCGCCAGCAAAAATCTTTGCGCCCCACTGCTAACTCTTATATCTGCGGCAATGCCTTTAGTGTGCATACCGCCAGCAGCCTTTTTAGCTTCAATAGAGTGCTTCTCACTTCGATACCCAGAAGTGATTGTAAAAGCAAAACCTGCCTCTTCACGTAGCTCGTCTAACGCATGGATAAATTCATCCTGCATATCATTCTCGCCAGTCTCTTGGCAATCAAACTCTTCTCTTTTAAAGTATTTAAACTTACCCATCTGATTTATGACTCGCACCGAAGTAAAAAGAAGTTATGGCAGATACTACACCACCCATGTAACCCAATATTAAACTGACAATTGTGTCGCTATTAGCATCAGGTGGCTGGATAGTAACAAGGAAAATATACCCAACGAAGCCCACAAGAGACACAAGCGCAACGATTCTAGGTGTCCAGTCGCCTTTGTGTGCCTGTCTCGCATTTTTGACATCTTCTGCCTCCAAAGCAAATATATCTACTTCCAATTCCGCCATTTTAGTTTCAAAATCTAACTCAGCTTTCTTAACTTCAAGCAATTGTTCTGGTGAGGCGTTCTGTAAGGCTTTCTCAATGCTTTTAGTGTCGTTTCCACAACCTAAAGCAGATGCAATTGCAGACGCAGCAGCGCCACCTAGAGGGCTACCTAAAGCCGTACCTAGAACTGGAGCTACAGCGCCGATTAAGCTCTTAATAGATTTAAAATTCATTTCTTAGGCTTCTTCATTGGTTTTTTCTTACCTTTCTTTGGTGGTGCGCCTACTTTGCTACCGTATGTACCTTTACCTTGGGGCATAATTCTCTCCTAAACTTTCCATTAGTTCGATCATTTTAGTCATATACCAGACAGCTTTCTTGGCATCTTGTACTGGGTTTTCTTTAGTCATTAATCTGCTGCCAGTGTATTTAATCACATTACCGTGACAATACTCTATAGCTCCCTCCACACCTAAAACATCAACAATATAGTCAATAGTCTCTATCTCGCCATGCGTGTAGTGTGCGGGGTGGTTCACGTTATCAGTCATTATATCTCTTGCTCTTCTTGAAAAGCCGATGATAAAATCTGGTGTTTAGCCCATTCAAGTATACCAACAGCGTCTATATCTGTTATCAGCTCTCTTTCCTGATATTCATATATCAAGTCCAATATCTTTAGATACAAATCATCTGTTGCTGAATTGTAATAATCATAGCCATCGTGGTCGGTAATATTATCAACTTCTGTCATTACAACCTCTCAGTAGATCGGCGAACCTCACCTTTTTCCTTATCTAAGACAATCAAGCACATGGATTGCCCACTTACGTACCCTTGCTCATTATGCCATGCGTCAGCACTAGGTAGTCCAGCAAAAGATTCAGTAATACAACCGCCATAAGTTTCCATAGCTGTATTCTTGGAATGTATATGACCATGATAGCAGTAGCGGTGTTTCGTTCGGCCCCACTCTTCAGGATATTTTGCGGTGAAGTATTCGGCCAGCTTGTTAGGTTTAGGTGCGTGACCGTGCGATACAAGAAAAGCAGTTTTACCCCACTCAAATACCCATGCAGGTGCAGGTGACATCTCAATCTTAACGCGCTTATTGTTACGCCAGTATGCCTGTTGGTGCGCTTTGATTCCCATGCTCAAAACAGAATCATGGTTGCCCTTAACGTGACGTACAATTACTTTCTTAAACTTCTTTAAAGCCTCTTCAGTTATAAACGACATAACCTCAAGCCCTATAAGGAATACGTGCTCTAAACGGCCATCTGTGTCCACTCGTGTGCCTTTAGTGGTCGTGCTCTCGTAGTTATCAGCATGGTAGTAATCGCCTAGCTGATTAATAACGATAGTGTCGCAATCTGGAGCATTATTCATAAGGCGCATGAACACATCTTTGTGACGCTGCGCTGCTATGTTTACATCGTAGTTGTCGCCGCTAATGTCTTTATGGGCGTACATACCAAAGTGAGCATCACCGATATTAACTACAGCTAATTCATCACTACGCTTACTTTTAGTTGGTGTCGGTACGAATGGTGAGCGTTTTTCGTGGTCTTTAATGAAGTTTTTAAGCGCAATTTCAACAGCTTCTAGCTGGTCTTCTTTCTCTAGGTCAGTCTTAACCCATTGGACTTTAACTTGTCCGTCATCGCCGTAGAGGGTAGAGGTTCCCTTAACATTGTAATTGCTAGGGCAGATTCTAATCATATCGCTGTCAGGGGCATACCCTTTTGCAGCGGCTTTCTTTCTTACAGCTCTTTTAAATGATTGTGCGGTAGCGCGAGAAACGCCCATTAACTTAGCCACCTGATGCTCAGAGTGACCTTTTATATATAATTTAACGGCGGTTAGTTGCTTCTCAGTAGAGCAAAATTCTAAATGATTCGCGTCCATTGTGTAACTCCCTTTAGTTTACCACTTAACCTTATCGGCCCAGTATGCGCCTAACATCTTAACCTTGTCTATATTCTTCTTATGTCTAGCTTTAAAGGATGCGCGTTTAGCCTTATCAGCATCGCTCTCACCCTTTCTTGGCGGTTTAGTATCTGCACCTTGCTGGCCAAAACGTATCAGCTTAACCTT